GACATCGCAGAAATCATCGTATACAACCGAGCCTTAAACACAAGCGAGCTTGCACAAGTCCATCGCTACCTCAGTCGAAAGTGGGGGATACAGCTTGCGTAAAGTTATCGTTATACCCAAGGCAGAGAGGGACAGCGCCAACACATTCTGCAATTCAATAGGCGCAGAGGGCGAAACGTTTACAGTCAAGTTATACACAGGCACAACACATACGCACTATATCTGTAATTGGCTAGTCAGCGATGCAGAAGCGGCGGAGATAGACAAGTATTTTACGCTAGTATTTGATGATGCGGAATTTGCTATTAATACATTGGGATTAAATAAAGGTGAGATAGATGCAGATATTTATTAGTTCAATAGATAGAACATCAAACTTCAGGAGTGGAACACTTGAAATTGAAGATGTAATAAACGAAAGATCAACCGCAAGATTACAATTAATTGATATAACGGGTTCTCTATCGATTCAAGACGGAGAACCTATTGAAGTTTATGACAATGATTCAAACTTGATTTTTTCAGGTTATTTGTTATTTCCCAAGAAATTCGTACCTATCGGGAATGATGCTATATTTTACGATCTTGAATGTGCAGATCAGCACCAAATAGCAGATAGATGGTTAGTGGCAAAAACATACTTGAATACATCAGCTCAGGATATTGCCAACGATCTTTACTATACATATTTAGAACCCGAAGGCGTAACGATCGGCGAGATTGACGGCGTATCATTATTTCCTGCGAATGACTTATATCCAAGCGAATCATTATTTCCGTTTGCGTCAACGGTGATCTTGGAGCAAGCAACATTTCCGAGAGTCGGAACAGTCGCCGATGCGATGAACGAGCTTGCAGAAATAACGGGTTATCAATGGTATATTGATTATGACAAGAAATTTTATTTTGCCCCGAGAACATTTTTTCAAGCGGAGTATGATATTCAAGATGATTCCGCGATAGTAAATATAAATGTTCGCCAAGACAGATCACAATTTCGCAATAGACAATACATCCGCGGAGGGTTAAGTCAAACAGATTCTATTGCACTCGAAAAGCCGACACCGAATCCTGATGGAGTTTCAAGAACATTCATTTTACGTTTCCCAGTAGCAGAAAAGCCAAATATTTTCATCAATTCAGTTCAAATTGACGCAAACGACATCGGGATAAACGGTATCGACACAGGAAAAAAATATTATTATCTATACAATTCAAATACAATCATTCAAGACAGCGGAGAATCGGTTTTAACGGGTAGCGATGTCATTCAAGTAACTTATAAGGGCTTAGTCGCATTAGCTATTGTAGCCGAAAATCCTGCGGCTATAGCGCAAAGAAAATCAGTAGAAGGCGGAACAGGAATTTATGAAAGAATAGACATTAATGAAGCGATTTCATCCCGTCAAGAAGCGTTAGACATTGCAAATGGGAAATTAACAAAATATGCGAAAGTTATGAATGAAATAACTTATGATAGTTATACAGCAGGATTATCCGCGGGTCAATTGCAAAACATCAATCTATCAAAATACAACATTTCATCAACGGATTTTCTAATTGACAAAGTACAAATTACAGAATTAGACGGAACAGGCAGATTGATCTATTCAGTACATGCAATTGACGGAGAAACATTTGGCGGATGGCAAAAGTTTTATCGAGATTTACTCCGAGCCGACTTAAAGATGAGTATAAGGGAAAATGAATTATTGGTGATCTTGTCAACAGTAGCAGAAGCACAAGGATGGAATGAGATAAACACTATAAACGTATTTACATGTCCCTTACCGAGCGAATCGTTATTCTCAAGCAATACATTATTCCCATGTTGAGGTGATGCAGATGAATGATCTAGGATGGTTCGGAGATTTCGAAATCATAAGTGGCGATGAAAGATTCTTAATTAAAAACAGGATAACAAATGCAGGCTTAAACTTATTGCGTGATTCACTTAATGGAGAGGTTACATCATGCGAAATAAAGTATTTGGCAGTCGGGACAAGTTCATCGGCGATAAATGATAATGATACGCAATTAGGAAATGAAATATTTCGCGCCCAATTCGTTTCAACAACAAAACCCGATATAGGACAATTAGAAAAAACAGTTGTGATCTTGGATAACGAAGCAGTCGCTCCGATTGAAGAAATAGGGATATTCGCAGGCGTAACAGCATCAAGTACAACAAATTCAGGTATAATGATTTCAAGGGTACTTTACAGTCGAAATAAAACAAATCTTGAAAGTATTCAAATTGTAAGACGCGACTCAATACAAAGGGGATGATGATATGCCGCAATACGTGAAAACAACGTGGGTTAATGGAAGTTCGCCCGCAATCAATGCAACAAATCTAAATAAAATTGAAGATGGTATATTTGCTACAATTACACAAGATGGCAGTACATCGATGTCAGGACAATTCGTCACAATAGCAGGAACAGCAACAACGCCAAGTATCGCACCAACAGGCGATAGTAATACAGGCGTATTTTTCAGCGGCGCGGATGTCATTAATCTATCAAGTGGCGGAACAAGAATAATGACAGCGTCAACATCTTCAATTGCAATAACAAATTCGCAAATATTCGTCAATGCAGGAACGGCAGGAACGCCTTCAATTAGCCCGACAGGCGATGGTAATACAGGCGTTTATTTTAGAGCCGCAGACCAAGTAACAGTTGCGTCAGGCGGAATATCTAGGATGGACATAGGCAATACAGGAGTCGGTATCGGTTCGGCGACAGTCATGAATACAAATTTTACTTTATACGTTGAAGAAAATATAACAACAGGAAGATACCCTCTAGGTGCATATTTAGCAGTAGCAAATACAACAGCAACAGCGGCGGCAAGATTCTTAAAATATGATAATACCAATTCAACTTCACAGGTTTATATTCAATTTGTTTATAATTTAGGTGGTTTAGGTGGCGGGCAAATAAATGGAAATGGAGCTAATCAAGCGGCGTTTGGTACTTTTTCGGATGCTAGACTAAAAGAAAATATTGAAACTTTATCAAGTCAACTTGAAAATATTAATGATTTACGACCCGTAGAATTTGATTATAAAGACGGAAGCGGACACCAAGTTGGATTTATTGCGCAGGAAATACAAATGATATATCCCGATGCAGTAAGCATTGGAGCGGATGATTATCTGACGGTTACAGGATGGGGAAAGACGGAAGCAATATTAGTAAAAGCCATTCAAGAGTTAACAGAAAAGGTTGAAAATCTTGAATCACGCATAACAGCATTAGGAGGTTAAGAAATGAAACAAATAGCGGCAAATAGCGGTATTGCTTTCATCGGTTCGGCTATCGCATATTTTTTTGGGGAGTGGAGCCAATTGTTAATGTTGTTTTTTTTCGTGATCATTATGGATTACATAACGGGACTTATGGCGGCGATCATCGAAAAAAATGTATCATCAGCTATTGGGTTCAAGGGATTAATTAAAAAATTCGCGATGGTATTAATCATTGCGTTATGTCATCAGCTTGATAAATTTACAGGCAATAGCGTGATCATGACGGGCGCGATCTTCTTTTTTCTTGCTAATGAATTAGTTTCAATCACCGAAAACTACGGAAGAATCGGGTTGCCTTTGCCGCCACAGCTTAAAAATATTATCAAGACATTGAGGGATAAATCATGACAATATTTGCAGGTTACAGAATAACATCGCCATACGGTAATAGGATTCATCCGATTAAAAAAACAGAATTATTTCACCGCGGAATCGATCTAGTTATCGGATTTCAAAAGCCTATTTTGTCGTTTACGGATGGCGAAGTGCTATTTGCAAAAGAAGGAAAAACAGGTTCGGGATTCGGGAATTATGGGAATATTGTTGCGGTCAGAGATAAAAATAAGGTATTGCATTGCTATGCCCACCTAGACCGCATAGATGTCAACGTAGGCAATTTGGTAAAGCGGGGAGATCAACTAGGGACAGAAGGAAATACAGGACAATCGGCAGGCAGTCATCTCCATTACGAAATCAGACTAAAAGACAGTCCATCATTTGGGTTCGGTACTCATACAGACCCGACAGAATACTTAAATAAATTTTATGAAGATGAATTGAAGATCAGCGAATGGGCGCGAGATGCAGTAGCATGGGCGACACGCAACGGATTTGCAGATGATCAAAACTTAAAGGAAACAATGACAAAAGAACAGATCATAACAATATTATACAGAATATCGAAAAAGTGAGCCGAAAGGCTTATTTTTTTACTCAAAAAATAATTTGAAAAAGTTAAAGACAGGTCTTTACATATAATAAAATATAGTGTAATATATAGATATGAAAGAAAAACAAACAAGGGAGCGATGAAAATGTACAAAGTGACAGGGAACACATACAACGTAAAGGATTTTTTAAAGGAAATCGGTTTTAAGTGGGACACAGAAAAGAAAATTTGGATAGGAGGAGAAGAAGCGAAAACAGAGCTAGAAAAAGGTAGAAATAACATATTTTACGGAAGAAAAACACAAAATCTATTATATAAATTTAATATTCAAGCAGTAGATATTTAATAACAAGCCGAGGGCGGCGGCGATACCGCCCAAAAAATTAAAGGAGTGATCTCAATGACAACATGGACACAAAAAAATAACATTAAAAAATGGGTAGAAGAAAAGTTATATGATGTAGTTGAAAAGTTATTACCTGAAGGCTATGAATTAGGATTTAGTGCAAGCCGAGTAAGCGAAAGTAGTTATTTAAGTATCAACGATGAAACGGGATTAAAAGGATTTACAATTCGGATTAGTGATCATTTCAAGGGATACGGTTCAAATGATGAAATAACAATATTAATGAGTCATGAAGGAATCATTAGAAAAAAATCAGAAATAAAAAAAGAAGTCATTGAAGAAGTCAAAAAGAATATTGCAATATATGCATAATTATAATATCATATAGTAAGGAGGTGAGAACATGACGAAAGAACAGTTTGAAAGAATCATCGATTTGCTTGACGAATCGATCATGAAAAAAGTACAGCGCAATTATTCGATTAGCATTGATGAGGAAGAAGAAGTAGAAAGCGCATGCGAAAAAGTATTGGGAAGAAAAGCAACGGATGAAGAATTTAATCACGTTTTTATGTCAGACGAATTTACAAGCATTCTTGACGAAATCGAAGATTATATTAATTTTAGAGAAAAAACAAAAGAATCAAAAGGACATTTCGAAGATTTCACACATGACAACCCATTCGGATGGAAAGGAGGTGCAAGAAGTGACAATCAAAGTTGATGAAGCTATGCGTATCAGGAATGCTATGCGCGAACATCGAAGATTAGCAAAAGCTATGGATGCGGATTATCGAGAAATGGATTTACAGTATGAGAATTTGATTCAAAGTTTCAATGAAGAAGAACAAAAAGAAATGTATCAAAGACTAATGGAGGAGCGTAAATAATGGATAAAAAAGACGCATTAAAGGATTATATTTTAGTTAATGACCGAATCTTGAAATTCTACGAAAAATACCCAGAAGGCAGAATTATAACAAGCATTGTATCATGGACAGAAGGAAGAATTGTAATGCAGGCGACTATTTATCGCGATCATGAAACTGAAAAAGCATTATCAATAGGACACGCATACGAACAGGAAGGAAGTACATTCATTAATAAAACATCGGCACTTGAAAATTGCGAAACATCAGCAGTTGGTAGAGCATTAGCACTTGCAGGGTTCGAAATCAAGAAAAGCATTGCGAGTAAAGAAGAAGTTGAAAATGCACAGGCTAAACAAGAACAGCTAAAAAAGGAAGAATCAATTGAGATTCCCGAGATCATACGAAATTTATATCAAGAAAAGTTCGGTAATCTTGAAAATTTCGAATTGAACATTTCGAAGCTAAAAGAAAGAGGTTTCACATATGAAGAAATTTATAATCGGTTGGAGGGTAAAAAGTGAATCATTTCGATGTTTTAGAATTGGAAGAAGATGCGGAAAAAATATTTAAGGACATAATGAAATTGAAGGCTAAATTTTATAAAATGACCAAAAAGCCATTAACAAGTGATTATGATATATCCGAATTAATTGATTTACGTAGTGACATGGACAGCATTTTAATCGATTGGGATGAATATGTATTGGATAAATTGAGAACATGTAGAAAAGAAAATTGGAGGGTTAAAAATGAATCGATTTGAAATTAAGGGTACAGTATATGGAGAGCCGCGGCTATATGGAAGTGGTGAAAAAACAGTATGCAAGGCGTTGATTAAGTCTGAAAAAAGTTTTATAAACGTTGTTGCTTTTAGTGATTATTCTCGTGTTTTGCATTCGTTCGGCAAAGATGAGGAAATACATTGCGAAGGTTATATCAAATCAGGAAGTTATGAAAAAGACGGAAGAAAAGTTTATACGCAAGATTTAGTTATTAGTAAAATTTATGGCTATAAGAAAAAAGATGACATCGAGGATTGGTTAAAATAATGGAATATCAAACAATAGCAAAAGAAATCATTGAATGCCTTAAACGATTGAAAGAGCAGGAACAAACATTACATGCCGCGGCAAAAGAAAGAGCAACAACAGAAGCAGTATATCGCCGATCATTAGCAGTTGAGATCATGAAGCTTAAACAAACGGGTATTCAGACGTCAATAATTAGGGATGTAGCGCATGCAAACTTAAACGACATCATAATGGATAGGGAATTGCAAGATTCCCTATTCACAGCCAAAAGAGAGAGTATAAGAGCAATAGAAACGGAAATTTCGGCGTGGCAAACAATAGCGAAATTTTATGAAAGGGATAGATGATCTATGTACAGTAAAGAAGATCAGATCAAGAGCAACAGAATAAAACAAACTCAGCGACAAAAAGGAGATATAAGCTTGAAAGTTCGTCAAGAAGTAAAAACCCGAAGCAACGGAGCATGTGAAGTATGCGATATGGCGAGAGCAACACAAATGGCGCATGTGATCAGCAGGGTTAGGATTGAGCATAAAACAACAGCAGATGACATTCTTCATACATGTTATGAATGCCACAAATGGCTTGATGGAAGTATTCATGGTGCCGCATACAAAGAAGGAATAAGAACAGATAGAGAAAGAACAAGAAGAATGGAGGGAATGAAATGAAGCTGTGGGTTTATAAAAAAATACTTGATGCACTTCTTAAAACAAATTCATATAAAAAAATTTATTTAAGAATTTGGGAATTATATCATATTGAAAAGTTGAAATCATATCGATGAATAGCAATATATTAATACGTATGTTAATATCAATTCAGGAGGTGAGATCATGGAAACGTTATACACAGTCAAACAATTTGCGGAAATGTTGAATATGGCGGAAATTACAATACGTCAATGGATGGGAAATGGCAAATTGAATTTCGTTAGAATCGGAAGCAAATCGGTTCGGATTCCACATTCAGAATTAAACAGAATCCTTAATAAACGGGGGTAGAAAATGAAAAAATATTATTGGCTTAAACTTAAAGACGACTTCTTTACACAAAAGGCAATAAAAAAATTAAGAAAAATAGCAGGAGGTGACACGTTTACAATCATTTATCTGAAGATGATGTTGGTTGCGATCAAGTCAGAAGGAAAAATATTTCACGAAGGAATCGAAACTAACTTCCACGAGGAGCTTGCACTTGATCTTGATGAAGATGAAGAAAATGTAAAATTGACTATATCTTATTTACTCAATCACGGCTTGATGGAAGAATCACAAAACGAATATTTTCTTCCCGAAAGCATAACAAATACAGGAAGCGAGTCAGATTCAGCGGAAAGGGTGAGGAGATTCAGAAGAAAAAGCGTTACATGTAACAGCGATGTAACATCAAGTAACGCACTAGTAACGACTAGTAACGCCGAAGTAACAACATGTAACACAGAGAAAGAGATAGAGATAGAGATAGAGAAAGAGAAAAGAGAAAGAAAGAAGAAATATAATAAAGATTCAGAAGAATTATTGTCATACTTGAACCTAAAAAGCGGTTCAAATTACAGAATGATTGACAGTAACTTGAAGTTGATTGATGCACTTATAAATAAAGGTTACTCAAAACAAGATGTATTAACAGTCATAGACAAAAAAACAGAAGAATGGAACGGAACAGACTATCAACAGTACTTAAGACCGATGACACTATTTGGCAATAAATTCGAATCCTACTTGAATCAGCCGATCATTAAAAAACAAAGCAATTATGAAAGAACAACAGACAAGCTAACAGAATTATTTAATCAATACGGAGGTGAAGAAAATGAACAAACAAGAGATATTAAAAATATTTTCAATATTTAATGTATGCTACCCGAAATTTATCGAATCAGGAAAAGAAGAAGTCATGGTTGAAGTCTGGTATCAGATGTTAAAAGAATATCAATATGATTATGTGATGTTATCATCTCAAAACCACATAAAGAAAAGTAAATTCGCGCCAACAATACACGACATTATAGAAGGCATTACAGACCTTCAGAATATAGGCAGAATTGACGCAATGACAGCATGGGGGATTGTTACTAAGGCAATACGATATTATGGCTATTATCGACAGCTAGACGCCTTAAACAGCATGCCGCAAGATGTAGCCAAAATAGTCGAATCAATGGGATGGCAAAATTTATGTATGAGCGAAAACGAAATCGCGGATAGAGCGCATTTTACAAAAGCTTATGACACGATGCAGAAGCGCGAACAACAGCTTGCATTGATGGGAGATCAATTAACAAAACTATTGGGGAAGTGATCATATTAAACCACTTATATTAAAATTGCCACCATCAGTAAATCATATGTATGTTAATGCGAAGATCAGAGGAAGAAATATAAGGATATTGCGCAAACATGCGAATGACTGGTTCAACGATGCTATGCAAAAAACTGTTTCATATATCGAAGAAACGAAATGGGAGAAGGCAGATCAAAAGGTCATCATCGAAATTTATTTATATTATCCAAATCTAAAAACACGGGATTCTCACAATATGTTAAAAATTATGCTTGATGTATTGGAGCGGGGCGGTATATACACAAACGATAAATACGCATTACCGCGCATAATGGATTTTCAACTTGATAGATCAAACCCGAGAATAGAGCTAAATTTCAGTTTATTCAGATCACTATAGGTGATTTTTTTTTATTAAAATATATGTTGACACACAATAAAATATACCTTAATATAAGATTATCAAAGCAAAGGAGCGATAACAATGACACTAGATCAATTAAACAAAATGCTTAGAGAATACAGAAAAAAATATCTTGAAACGTTACATGGATTTGAAACTTATATACGAGATGATGAAAGAAGCAGATTAAATGATCATTACGGAAAGAAGATAAAAGAAGTTGAAATGATGATCAGGAATCAACTTGAAAATATAAATTGACATATAATAAAACATAATGATATAATGAATTATACGAATAAGGAGGTGAACAAAATGGAGAGATTAGAACAACAAATCGTAAATAAAATCGAATCATTAATCGATTTACTGACCGAAGGCGAATTGGATACAGTAGAAAAGGCAAGAATCAAAGGAATGATACAAGGATTAGAAAATGCGATTGTGATGATGAACAGATTTAAATAATAAAAGCCGAGGGCGGCGGCAAATCCGCCCGATTAAAAAAGGAAATAATCAAATGTTTAATAAAAAAATGAAAGAAGCGATTCAAGAATTTTGGAAAGATGATGACGGTTATTGGGTGATACTTAAAGAAGGATATGAAGCACAGCATGACGGCGCAAGAACGGTTAATGGCGAAACCTACTCGGATTTAATCAGAGAAATGAAATTGATCAAAAGGAGTTAATAAAATGGAGTGCAGAATCAAAAAAATAAAAAAAGAATATGTTGTTTACATCGATGACAAAAAGGATAAACAGTTTATAAATTTAGACCTAGCACTTGATTACATCAAATCGATAAAAGGAGCGAAAAAATCATGATCAAATATCAAGGGATTGTAATAGACAGATTCAATGGAGAATCAGTAAAGACACGATATTATACAACATGGGGTGAAGCACAAAAAGCCGCGGAAAAATTAAGCGAAAAATACTATCTAAAATGGCGAGGAAACATTACAGTTGTAAGCAAAATAAACACAAAGGACAAATTCTATAAAACAATTTGCAATGGTTTCGTATGACAGAAGCGACCGCGAACATGTTAATCACAGTAACAATAATAAGCGTGATCACTAATCTGGCAGTATTTATAGCAATGATCATATTGATATGGGTGGAGAATAAGCAATGAAGAAAATAATATGTGAAGATTGCAATGGTTATGGATATTTCAAGATAGACAACATTCATGAATCATGTCAGATGTGTAATGGTAACGGGTATCATCTATATCTTGAAGAATGGGAAGAATTCGGTAATGATTGCAAAAGCGGAAAATGCGATTGATTGGGGAAAAGCGACATTTCAACAGCTACATGAAGTAATCTTTAATGATCTTGAATGTGATCTTGAATACAAATGGCAAGCATTACACGAAATGAGGAAACGAAATGGACAAAATAAACCCGAGTCATTATAAAACAGGCGGAATTGAAACAATAGACTACATCGCGGCAAAGATGACTACAGAACAGTTTGAGGGATATTTGAAAGGAAATGTTATCAAATATATAAGCCGATATAATGAAAAG